CGTGAACACGTCCAGGATTCCGTCCTTGATGCCTTCAAAGACCTGTCCTCCGCCAGAGAACACGTTCTTGACCGCCTGCCACGCGTTGCTGAAGATGTTGCCGAACCAGTCGGCCACGGCAACAAACGGAGCCTTGATTCCTTCCCACACATTCGCAAAGAAGTCTCCAGCTCCGCTCCAGATGTCTTTCACCCCGTCCCACAGGCCCTGCAGGAATGTGAGAGGCGCCTTCAGGTAGCCCACAAGAGTGTCCCAGATTCCGAAAAAAACGTTCACCACGGAATCCCATGCGCCTTCCCAGTTGCCCGTGAAGACGTCCTTGATGAATGAGACAATTCCCCCTATGGTCTTTGACAGGCCATCTATGACCGGCTGCACTGCGTTGATCGCAGCTGTCAGGGCGCCGCCGATTATGTCCGTCAACAGGTTCACTACCGGCATCAGCGCATCGAATATAGGCAGAAGCCCCTCGAGGAGCTGTCCCAGCATCGGAAGGATTGACTGAACAGCCTTGCTGATAACCGGCATTATTGATCCGAGGACGTTGACGATAACCGGAAGGACATTCTGGGCCAGCATCTGGATGACCGGAAGAAGCCCCTGGACCACTGCAAGCGCGGTCGGCAGAAGCTCCTTAAACATCTCGATCACCGGCGGCAAGACATCTCCGGCAAGTACTGAGGCTATATCCGCAACAACCGGGATTATATCCTCGATCATAGGCACGACCGAGGGGACAATGTCCTCGATTATCGGGACCAGCTTGTCCGTCAGTATGTTGATCGCCGGGATGATGCTGTCCAGCAGGTCCGACATGACCGGCATGAGGTCGTTAAGCATCTGGAAGACGCTGTCGGCCAGCGGCTTCAGTGCAACCTTTGCCTTATTGCCGAGTATTGTCATCATCTCCGAATAATCGTAGGTGTCTGCCGCAGCTTTATTGATGCTTTCTCCGGATGCGTCAAGCGCGCTCTGAAGATCTTCCAGGCTCAGCGTGCCGTCCTTGATCGCCTTGACCATTGTCGGGGCTGTCTTGGATCCGAACATTGCGCTGGCCATCTCCAGGGCCCTCGTCTCGCTCTCTGCGTTCTTTACGCGCTCAATGTAGGTCTCAAGACCCTCTGAAACAGAGGCAAATCCGGCCCTTGAAGCCACATTTGCAGCGTTTCTGAGTCCTGTCATGACTGTTCCGGCGTCTATTCCGGCCTTGTCCAGCTGTCCCAGCAAGGCAACGGCGCTGTTGAAGTCGTATCCGACGGCCTGCAGCTGCGCACCGTACTGCTCCATGGATCCCATAAGAGAGGAGAATCCCGCTCCTGTAGACTGTGAAACCTTGAACACGTAGTCCATGGCATCCCCGTACTCGTCGGCCGACAGGCCCCAGTTGGTGAATGCCTTGGATGAAGACTTGATCACCCCGCCCAGATCATCTCCGAGCATGTCGGATACCTGCAGAGCCTGGATTGATAGGTTCTCCAGCTGCTCTCCGGTGAGTCCGAGCCGTGTATTGTAGTCTGAAATGGCCTTTGAAGCGTCATCCATTGACGTAGGAACGCTGCCGTAGACGGTCTCGAAGCTGTCTACGAGCGCATCCAGGTCGTCTCCGACGGCTCCGGTGCCTATTCTTATGGTATCTGTGGCCTGGTCAAACTGGGATCCGAGGTCTGCAAGATACTCTCCGGCCTCAAAAACAGCCTTTCCTATGGCCACGACCCCCGCTGCAGCTGCGGCGCCGACAGCGACGGCCTTCAGATTGAGGCCGTCAAGTGATTTCTGGGCGCTTTTGATGCTGCTTTGAAGCGTTGGGGACAATTTTCCCGCAATTTCAACAATAGCTTGCATCGTTGTGCCTTTTGCCATGTCCGGCCTCCTTTATTTTCTTCTTCTTGGCGCCCTCCTGGGCGCGTTTTGTGCTGCTTTGGCCTGTCTGCGGGCGTTTTCCTCCGCCAGATCCTCAGCTGCTTCGGCGTAATCTACAACAAAGTCCGTCAGCCTTCTTTTTCCGAGGTCGGAGACGCTGGTGTTGTAGACTCTTGCGTAGTCTCGGTAGGCTCTCCGGAGCTGTTTTCCGCTGATTCGTCCTCCGAGACGACGGTAAAAGACCTTCCGACCTGCATGATCGTGATCAGGTCGCGGCCCTTGAGACGATTCAGGTCGTTCCAGTCAATGTCCCGGTTGACTGCGATGATTGCTGCATAGCCCAGATACAGATGCAGGCCGTTGTTGAGCTCGATCGGGGCCATTCCGCCCTTGTAATTGCTTGCGATCTTGCTCTGGGTCTCTGCCTCCATGAAGAGATTGCCGTCGATCTCGTCTGTGTTGTACGTCAGCTGTGAAACCTGCTTGCCGTTGATGGTTATGGGATGGACCAGTTTGATCGTTCCCTTGTATTCGTTGTTTTTTTTCATCTTTCGCTCCTTTGAAAAAAATTGAGGCTGCTACGTTTTGCCGTAACAGCCTCTGCAATGGCCGGACTTACAGGAGGCTCTTGACCTCGTCGTAGTAGTCCTTGCCGTTGATCTTCAGGATGTTGGCCAGGCGGTCCACGAGGAGCACCTCTTCTCCATCCACGAACAGCTGGTATCTTGAGACGCTGTATGTGCCCTCAAGCTCCGTTGCCGAACCGGTTTCGATTCCTACGGAAGGAATTGCGGTCGGAATGGTCCTGAGGAAGGCTTTGCATCCCTCAACGACAATGCTGCCGTCGCTGGTGGCTTTCTCCTGAGCCCATCTGAGCTCGAAGGTCTGCTTCTCCAGCTTGTTGATCACGGCCGTGTTCTTGTCCAGGCCAATCTGGGTGATAGACATCTCCATGTGCTCAAGCAGCCCGATCAGGGGCAGCGTGAGGCTTCCCATGGCCTGCACGTCCGCTGTCTGAAAACCGATGGCGGGCAGTGTGCAGCGCACTTCTTCGGCGGCGAGGACGTCTTCCACGTACAGTTTGTTAGCTACGATTGCTACTTTCTTATCCATGTTCTACCTCCTCTTAACCGAAGTAAGCCTTGAAGCCGTCGTCTGTGTAGCAGACACGTGCGGTACCGCTCTTGAACGGAGGCGTGTTAGTGAAGTCGATGTCGAAGACGAAGTCTCCCTGCATCATGTCGTTCACGCTGTTTGCGCTCTCCAGGAACTTCACGCTGGGTGTGCCGATGATGGCGCCGAGGCCTGCAAGTCTATCCAGCTCCTCCTGCTCCTTGTTGATGATCGAATCCTTCAGAGCGATTGTCATCGGAGTGTCGATCTCAATGCCGTGGCGGCGCTGGAATCCGTTGGTGACGAACATCAGCATTCTCATGTTGACATCGAAGATTCCTCTCGGATCCATTGTGATGCCGTACTGATATGCAGCTGTGTGCGGTCCCCATGTTCTCCAGGACCCGTCCCAGAAGCATGCGGTGCAGATTCCCTTCTCGTTCAGATCGTTGGACTCAACCTGGTCGTATCCGGGATTCTTTGAAGCGGATCCGAAGAACTGACCGGTGGCCATGATGATCTTGTTGGAAGGTGATTCCATCGGAATGCTCTCGTGTGAGAGATCTGTTGCCAGCATCATGGCAGCGAAAACGGTGGACAGGTGGTATGTTTTTCCGTTGCCGTCTATGACGTGCGGCCAGCAGACGTCTGAGCGCTCGCTTGTATAGCCGTTTGCGGCACTCCAGGCGATTGCCTTGGCCTTGGTGTCTACCTTGGCCTTGTACTTGACGATGACCTTGGCCTCGTTGTAGAGAGCTCCTCCGGACACGAGCGTAACGGTCAACACGCCGGCCGTGAAGTCAAGCGTGTAATCTGTTGTCTTGACACCCTTCTTGGATCCGTCGGCGCTGTAGACCTCGACCGAATCAAGAATCAGATCTGAGTCGGTCACAGATGCCACGTAGGAAGTGACGGTTGCCTCTTTGCTCTTGACGTCCTCGATGGGGATGTCTGCGACAACATAGCCGTCCCAGTGGCCGTTGATCTTCTGAACAGCTGAAACCATTGCCTGATAGACTGCCGGATGCTCTGAGTATCCGGGAGCTGCGAGCAGGTTTGTCACTGCGTTGAAGTCACTGTACATCATCTTGATGCACTGGATTCCGGTCACGGTTCCGTCTGCGTTTGCAGATCCGATGATTGTTGCATCGGTGATCTGTGACAGGTCTACAGGATAGTATGTGACCGTCTCCGTTGTGCCGAGTGTTCCGTTCAGATCCTTGATGACAACCTGCCCGGCTGACATGTCGTAGCTGACAGAATAATCGGAATCAAGAACCTTTCCGGCGACCCTTACGGTGTCAAGGATGGCTTCGTCGGTGTCGATGTACACATAACCGGAGCTGAAGTCCTGATTGGACAGGCTTACCTGTGTTCCTCTGTGTACTTCCGGATCCAGGACGTTGACGATATAGATCGGTCCGGCGTTCTGGACGGTGTTGTTGAAATGTTCAACAAATGCCTCGCAAAGACTGAACTTGTCCCAGTTGTCGGAATAACCGACAATCTTCTGGACTTCGTTGAAGTTGCGGAGGCGGATCGGTTTGTTGACGAGGCCGGAATCCTTGTAACCTGCAATGAGGTTGATCGGAGCTACGCCTACGTACAGGAGGACGGTGTCCGCCTGTGCTGCAGCTATCGCCTTGGATTTGACGATCTCGCCATAAGCGCCGTGTTTATAAGGCATAAATTTTCCTCCCTATGCTTATAACAGTTCTTTTAGTGATCCCGGGATGGCCGTAACCAGCCCGCATTCGATCTTGAACGTCACCCAGCTGTGCCAGTATGGGAAGTATTCCCATTCTGCGCCCTCGCCTGTGTAGGGTCCGTACATGATCCCGTCATCCTTCAGGATGCTGAGTCCGGCAATGCTCTCCGCCTGCTCCAGCTCGCGCAGCGTCGTGTCCATGAAGTTGAACACGTCACGCCAGCCGTCGAAGTTGCGGTTATAGAACGGGCCTTTCTCGCCCTTCCTGAAGTACCAGGGGATGTCCAGATCTTCTTTCTTGTGTGGCCAGAAGAGCTCGTCGCTCTGTGTTCCTGGATTCCACGCGGCAAGACTCAACCGGAGTGTCAGGATGCGCTTGCGATCCTTGATCTGGTCGAGCCCTTCTACCAGCTGCACACAGACCGACGGAACCGGGGCCTGTATGTTGGGTGGCAGTCTGTCCTTTCCGGGCACGAATAGCGCGAATGCGGCCGGGTGGACTAATTCGACCTTGTAATCAATGGGCTCCCTGTTCCGGGGGTTGTCGGCCACCGGCAGCTTCAGTTCGACCTTGCTGCAGATCTTCTCCTCGGCCCACTTGGTCACATTGTCTACGATTGATGTTACGGTCATTAGCCGGTCTCCTTACATCTGATACCTCTGGCTGAGATAGAGATCCGTCATTCCCTGGTTGGTCTCAACCTTCTGAACGAAGTACTCGCGGCCGTCTACGTTCACTACGCTGTGTGTGTCGTAGTACAGATCGCGTTCCCTGCCTCTTACCACCATGTCGGCCTCGATGTTGGCGTGGAGTCTGCCGTCCTTCAGGGTATCGACGTCGCTCTCCTGGGTGACAACACACAGGACCTTGACTCCGTCAATCACATGCTCTTCGGCAAACTCCTCAGCATTCAAAAAGACGAGGCTGATGTCGTTCTCAACCTCGTCCTTAAATGCCATCGGCCATGGCCTTCTTTTTTTTCTTTTTTCCGGATCCTGACGGCGCGCTTCCGTTCGGATCCTGGACATACTTCGCGCAGCCCTTGGCCACCAGATGTTCCTCTTCTTTCTCGGAGAGCCGGAACGGTCCGGTCTGCGGCGTTTCGTCCACGTAGAGCCCTTCCACCGGATGGGTGTACGTGCCCTTGATCATTACTATCATGAGGTACCTCCTCCTGGCTCAGTCGACGATGTCGGCGGCACCAAGCTCGGGACCCTCCTCCTCTGACTCTGTCTCACCGTCACCGGCAGCGCTGGAGATGAGGTCAATCAGCTGAGCCTTGGTTGCCCTGGCTTTGTACTCAAGGCCCATCTGCTCGGCCAGTTCTTTCAGCTGGCCGACCGTCATGTCCTTGATTGCAAGGCCTTCCTGCACAACCTGGATCTCTTCCTCCTGCCCGATTTCCGGAGCAGGTGCCTGAGCAGCTTCATCCACCACCTCGGCAACATTCAGCCTGACGAGTCTTGCGGCCTCCTCATCGGAAACCTCAAAGGGCGCGCTGGCCGGAGTCTTGGGATCAACCCTGTCTCCGGGCAGCCTCAGTCCATAAGTACCGCTTATAATACGAACCTTTTTCATGGTCAGCTCCTTTTAGCGTCGTTCATCACTGAATGACGTCTTCGGCCATTCTCCAAGGTGCGACAAACTTCGGGACCGTGATGGGTCTGGAAGCCAGGCGCAGCTTGCGCATATCCTTCTCCTCGTTGACAACGAGCTTCGGGATTCTTGTGCCCTCGAAAGTGACAAAGTTCTTCTCGCCCTGAGGAATCTGGGTGACAGCTCCGTAGAGTGTCTCACCGCAGCCGGGTGCTGTGACACAGGCGCCCTTCTCGGGGAAGATGTAGACTTCGTTGTTGCTTTCGTCGATGTAGGTCTCGTAGGAGACAAACACGTTGAGCTTGAATCCGCCGAAGTTGAGGATGCCGACGAATGAGACGCCGGGGGCAATGGCCTCTTCAGAGATCTTTCCGGCCTCGATGGATCTGTTGTCCAGTGCGTCCTTGAGGCCCTGGAGGTTCTCGATTGCATCCCATACCTCGTGTCCGAGGATCAGATCCTTGGCGGGCAGCTTGTACTTGGCCAGGCTGGCGCACATTGCTCTTACATCGGCCTTGACGATGGCCCATGTTGTCCAGTAGCCGCCGGGTGTGTATGAGGCAGGATTGCTGCCGCTGTAGAACATGATGTTGTTCTTCTTGCCGGTTGTCTTTGCGTCGATGTACTCCTGGATCTGAACGCCGTTGTAGCGCAGTGCCTGTGCAGCCATCCACTCCTCGCGGAAACCGATCTCTTCGCTGAGGTCTGTCATGTCCTCCAGCTGGAGCTTTGAAGCTCTTTCCTCTTCGGTGCTGCCTACGACGAGGGACTCACCGAAGCCTCTCTGCTCAAGATCATCCAGTGTCATGGGCCTGGAAGGTGCGATCATGGAAGGCTCGAGCTCATAGGTCTCAAAGCCTCCTCTTGCGCTGGCAATGTCGCCGGCGTTCTTGTCGACGAACAGGGCGATCTTTCTCTTGCCGGCCTTCTGATCCATGAGGACCTTCTTTGACTTGAAGACCTTGTTGTTGCCGAAGTAGCGGTCCTTGAAGAAGGACGGTGTGGCCTCGATGGCCTGTGCTACGCCGTGCATGTAGTAGGTGTCATAAATGTCCATCTGTTTTCCTCCTCTCTCTTATTTGGCGGCAGCCTTCAGGAAGATACCGCCGTTGCGCAGAGCATCCTTGTCGGCCTCTGTTACGGTGTATCCTGCTGCGACGACGAGCTTGTCAGGATCGAAGCATCCTGCGAAGTAGACGGCTGCATTCTCGTCGTCGGATGTTCCGACCTCCAGATCCTCGCAGAGGATGGCTGCAGGTGTCAGGACCTCGCCGTCGTATGTAACGACAACGTTGTTGGTTCCGGCTGCGGGTGCGCTTGCACATGTCACGACGCCGGTTGATGCGTCGTATGTGAATGTGACGGCTGTGCCGCTGACCTTGACGCTTGTGACCTTCTCAGGCTTTCCGGTGAGAGTGAAGGTCACTGCGGATCCGTCGCCGTTGAATTTTTCAGTTGCAGCAGCGGGATCTGTTCCCAGAATGACCAGCTTGTCGTCTGCATCGGACTTGGCGAAGACCGTGCCTCTGACATAGGTGGCCTTGGCTGCTCCCTTCCTGATTGTGCCCGCTCCTACAAAGATTGCAGGAGAGAGGTCGGAAATCAGGCCATCATAGTTGTGTTCACCGATTTTGCTCATTTGTTTCCTCCCTTTGCCTTCTCGGCGGCTTTGCGTCCGGCTTCTCTGCGCTGCTCTGCAGTCAGCTTCTCCGGCTCTGTCTTGTCTTCAGGAGTGTTTACTCCATGGAGATCTTTGGCGCCTGATTTATCGGCATCGTCTGCGATGTCTTTCAGGTGCTGCTTGTTCTGTTCAGCCTGCTTCTTCATGGCCTTGAATGCCAGCTCCTGGGCTGTGATGGGATTGCCGTACTTTGCGTCACGGATCATCTCTTCATCGCCCACGGATGCTACGATCTCTTCAATGCCCTGGAGTCTTGTGCGCTCGGCTGTAACAGCCTCAGTCCTTGCAGCGTCTTCGATCTCGCGGACGAGATCCGGACATGCGGCTCTGAGTTCTTCTACATTTGCGAACATCTTCTGTCCTCCTTCATCTCCGGATTCTCCGGAATCGTTATTTTTGTCCTCCACATCAGGTGGAGTAAACTTTGCAACCATTTTGGTCAGGATGTTTTTGTTGACCTTGTTGAAGACCTTCTCGAAGTCTCCCTTGTTGAAGAGCTTGTTCTTGGGGTCTGCGTCATCGGTCCCTGCCTTCTCGATGACTCCGTCTGCGAACTTGAGCTCAATGGCTTCATTGGCATCCATCCACTTGGTCTGATCCATGTACTTGCTCAGGGTTTCACGGTCAATGCCGGTCTTTTTCTCGTAGGCATTGATGATTGAATCCTTGACCGTCTCCAGGACCTTGATTGCATCCTTCATGTCGTTGTGATCACCCCATGCCATGGTGGCCGGATTGTGGATCATCATGACTGCAGTTCTGGCCATCAGCACCTGGGTACCTGCCATCGCTATCACTGACGCAGCTGATGCGGCCATGCCCTCGATCTTCACCGTTACGGCGTGAGGGTAAGTCACCAGAGCTGTGTAGATCTGCGACGCTGCAAAGACATCTCCGCCGGGGCTGTTGATCCACACCGTCAGCGGACCGCTGGCCTTGGCCAGCTCTTTGCGGAACATCTCAGGAGTGACGTCGTCGTCGAACCAGCTGTCCTCGGCAATGACGCCGCGGATGAACAGCTCGGATCCTGTAGCCTCATTTCTAAACTCGTAGAACTTTTTCATTCAGTTGTCTCCTCTGTCTCTTCTGTTTTCCGGAGGCCGGCCTCTTGCATTCTCTTGAGCTCTGTCTCAAGCTCGGAGACGTTCTTGGACCAGTTGCCGCCGTTGAGCTTCATCGTGCTTTCGCTGTGTGTTGAATAACCATAGTGGTTCATCAGGGCCTCGGCCTTGATCTCCTTTGTCGGATCCAGCATTCCCTGGCTAGGTCCTATCCATTCCGCGCCCAGGTATGCCTGCTTCGTTCTCTCTGAAGCAAAGAATCCGGGCGCAAAGATCCTGCCTCTGGCCACCGCTTCGGACAGCCAGATCTTGTACACCGGCTTGCAGAAGTCGCTGATCAACCAGGATCTTCTCATCCGGAACGCCTTCCATGCTTCCAAGAGAGCTGCACGCGATGCGCTGTACGACGCTGTAAAGGCCTTGAGAAGGATTTCCTTCGGGATCTCCAGAGCAGCGCCTACCATTGTGGCCACTGCTTCCATGAATGCACCGAAGCCACTGTTCGGCCTCTTGGGATCTCCGAAGACTACATTCTCGCCGGGCTCCATGATGTTAATCGTCCCGGGGCCGAGCTCGTACTCGTTCGGATCGCGTGAAACCTGATAGTCGGGATCCGCGCCCTCTCCGAATCCAACCTCGTTGTACGGCATCTCCGTCGGTGTAGGAGACGTGATGAAAGCGCTGAATGAAGCCTCGATGTCAGCTGCAGTCAGCTCGCTCTCTGTATACCGTCTCAGCTGGAGCAGCGGTTCAATGACCGGCGCCAGATAAGACACGCCCCTGTACTGATCCGGACGCTCGCTGTTCATGACATGCAGGATGTTCGGGAGCTGCGTCTTCTGACCATAGGCCTCGATCCTGACAAAGTCTTCCTTGGTCAGGTTGGCTTCATACGGATACTTGTTGCAGATCCAGTAGGCGACGATTGCACCGTTTGCATCTACCTCCACGCCGTCATAGATCTTGTTCCCGTTGTCGGGATTGGTTCCTTCTGTGTTGAAGTACCCGACGGCTCCGGGAGTCCTGCAGCGGTCGGCTTCAACAACGTGAATCCTTAGACTGTACGGATACTCCGGAGTAACCTCGTAGCGCTTGATGGCGCCGAACACGTCTCCGGATGTCAGCCAGCTCTCGCAGACCAGCTGCTGGATTGAATAGAAATCGTTAACACCTGTTGCGTCGCAGCCCTTCTTGTCCTCGGCCCAGAGCGCAAAGTCTGCCTCTGTCCTGCGCTGCCATCTGTCGGCTTCCTCTGCCGACAGGCCCAGGTACTCGCGGTCGATCTTGCACTTGAGCCTCAATCCCAGTCCGACGATATTTGTCCTGTTGGTTGCAATGGCGCTCTTTGCTATCGGAGAGCTGATGGCCAGTATGCGCGCCCTCTGGCGCAGCGTGTACTGGTTGGCGTCAATGTCTTCCCTGGGAGATCCGGATGATGCCTTGAAGCCCTTCATGGATCTCTTGGTGCGGCTGGCGCCGGCCTGAGAGTATCCTTTATTGGTCACGCCCGGCGTTCGGGCGCGGGCAGTTGCAACATGATCTTCTGCCATGCTGTCCTCCTTTTTCGAGAAATATAAAAGCTGGGGCAAGGGAAAAGGAGCCCAAACCCCCACCCCAGCCCGTTCTATGCACCGAAGCGCATATAACCTGGTTATGAATCTACACGGATCACACCTATTGCCTTGCGGCGTCCACCACCGGAAAGTACTGATTCCAGCTCCGCGATCTTCGTCTCATGCTTCTCGATGGTTGCCTCGAGTTCCGGAAGATCTAACTTGGTCAGACTCCTTGGTCCGATCGTGTAGCTTTTGACCCTGCCGTTGAGCAGAGCAAGATATGCTGTACGCGCCTCTTCGAGCGCTTGCTTGTGAAACTGCAGAGAGGCCTGTAGTCTTACGTGTTCAGAACTTGTCATATTCACTCCTTACCAGTCATCGTCTTCGCCGAAGCTGCGACGCTTCTTTACCGGACGCGGCCTCTGTTCTACCGCTGGCCGTGCCGGCGCCAGCCCTTTCAGGCGGCGTTCGATCGCATCCAGGTTCGGATTGCACAGATTGAACCCGGCGTTGGCGTAGTTCCTGCAGTCCAGCCGCTCGTTTCTTACTCCGCTTGAAATCTTCTCCCATACCCACTTCTGGCCGCGCTTGGTGTTGGTAAGCACAAGACGCTCAGACAGCAGGCCGGAAAAGTAATCACTGTTGTATCCGGCGCTTTCGTTCAGCGGGAAGTGGCAGTACTTGGCCCCCGGTTCTCCGACCTTCAGATTACTCATGATCTGAGCCTTCCCGGCATCGACACCCAGGATGTACAGCCACACCGTCTCATTCGGCCTGTCCTTGATCGGGATCCGGTGAGGCGGAGAGGTAAACGGCAGGCCTTCGCCGCCTTTGCCTTTGATAGGGAACACCCTCTTGGCCATCCTCTGCTTGCAGGCCTTGTAGACATCCTGCGTGTAGTGGCCACCGGAGTCGACCATGGTCATGGAGATCTTCAGGCCCTTGCCGTCCTTTCTCCGGAACACGCGGTCAATCACGCCGTCCAGCTTGTTCCAGGTCTCGGCAAGATCCGGCTGTCCCATGATGAAGCCTGTCTTGATTCCCCAGGTTTCACCGTATTGGCCATAGCCGACAACCTCGTATTCAAGGCGGTTGTCCTGGGTATCAACACCCATTGTCAGGACCAGTACTCCGTCAGGCACCTCGGCTTCATACACCTCTCTGCGGGACATCATGACATCCTCGTCAGCGATGTCTCCGCGCTCCTCCCAGAGCTTGCCCAGCAGCGTATTCCACACTACCTTGAGCCTGAGAGGATCGTCCTTGGCGTCCAGGAACGCCTGACAGATCTTCTTCCACGGTGTCCATGGAGAGCTGAAGGCGTTCAGCCAGAAGCTGCGCACACCGTTCTCGTATGCTGCAGGATTGGCCGCAATCCACTTGGCCGGCTGTCTGCGCATCTCGTCCTCAGTGTGAAGAGATCCGCACTTCGGACACTCCCAGTAAATAGGATCCAGGATCTTGTATGACTTACGCCCGGAGATCTTCTCCGAGGTGTGCTCAAACTTAATATCGTCAAAATCTATCTCGACCCACTCTCCGCAGGTCGGGCACTTGTGGCACCAACGTTCCTGGGTGCCTTTGTAGAAACTTACCTCAATAGGACTTGCCCCCTTTATGGTCGGTGTCGAGACGTCAATGGCTTTCGCGTTGTAGAACGTAGTCTGTCTGCGTTCAGCCAAGGCCCACGGATCTCCTTCGGATCCTGCACTCCTGGCGAATCTGTCGTGCTCGTCTCCGAAGAGATACTTGACAGGAATTGAAGCCAGGGCTGCGGGCGTGTTGGATCCAATCAGTGAAAGAGTCCCTCCTGGGAATGTCTTCATCAGCTTGGTGTTCGTTGTCGCCTTTGCCTTTTCGTCTGCGACCTTTCCTTTGAGGACCGGGCAGTCCCGGAACATAGGTCTGAGTCTCTGGTGTGAGAACTTGCGCGCCTCTTCCAGAGACGGATGAATAAACAGGATCGTACCGGGATCCTGATCTATGATGCTGCCTATACCGTTCAGTATGGCCTCTGTCTTTCCTACCTGCGAAGCCGCCACGATCGTAACCTTGTGAACGTTCGGATCACTTATAGCATCCATAGGTTCCTTCAGGTACGGAGTCCGGCTTGTTCTCCACAAGCCTGGCTCAGCTGACGTCTCTCTGGACAGATGCCGGTTCTTGTCGGCCCACTCGCTGACGGTCAGCCTTGACCGTTTCACGAAAGCCTTGAACGCGTGCTCATAGAAAACATCCTGAGACCTTACCTGTGGAGGCAGGAAGGAAGACTTACTCTTCGTCTTCGTCCTCATCCTCGTATGCGGCCTCCCACTCTTCCTTCCTCTTGAAATAGGTGTCCCGATCGAACCTGTGGTTCTGCAGGCGCTCCATGTAGGAGTCCATCTCGCTGCGTTCGATCTCGCTGACCTGCTCCGGTTTCATTGCCGGCGCCAGCTGTACAGCAACCCTGTCAGGATGTGCGCGGAGGATGGCCACCATCTCGAAAAAGAAATCGTCAATAAGGGTTTCGACATCTTCGGTCAAGAGGACCTTCTTCTCGAAGAGTCTGTTCTTGTTCTTCTCACGCCTCGCCTGCTGCAGCTTGAGCTCAATCTCGGCTTCTGCCTTCCGGGACTCCTGAGAACTTGCTGCGTCGATGCGCTTGTTATAGTATGCAGCCATCGCCTGACAGCTCTGTTTGAAATGCAGTTTTCTGGTTCCGGAAACCTCGTCGAACCGGAGGACATCTTCCTGGATCAGCTGCGACACGCGCTGCTGACTTATGTTGAAGTACTCTGCAAACTCGGCCTGTGTGACATACTCGCTGGAGGATCCTGAAAGCTGACCCAGGGCGTAGCCCACTTCAAACGGGTCATAACCCTCGTCTTTCTTACTTATTTTCCCCTCTTTTGTCAGCTGAGAAATGCGCGGACCGGACAATCCGGCCTTGGCTGCTATGTCATTTCTCGACAGGAAATACGAGCTTGCATCTACTTTTTTCTTTTCTTGTGCCATTTTTGCTCCTTGGACAGCCGAAAAAGTAAGTAAATTACAAACAAGTACTAAAAAAAATCTCCCGGAGTCTGCACGAGTCTTGGGCTCGACAGCGCCGCAGAGGTTTTTAAGGCCCTGGAAGGACCCATTTTGTTTCGGACGGAACTATTTCCTTTTCTTCAGCTCCTGTTCCAGATGGTGTTCCAGCCTCTTTTCGAGTCC